AACGATTTGTTTGAGCGGTCCCTTCTTTGACTTTTTAGTGGACAAGTATGCTCTAGGTGGTTCAATTCCATTTGTGGCATTTGACACAACGGAACTGCTCTCTGATGGCATCTGTGCGGACAGTGTTGAGTGCCTAAGACCGTGGGTGGTGATAGATGCTCTAAGACCTTCCCAATCATAGTTCAGTTCCGTCCCACAGAACTCGTCAATGTCACGCTTGTACGTGTCAATAGGGAGGATACCGTCTGCATACTTGGTGCGAGAGAAATATTCACAGGCACCTTTTTCTTTTGCGATTGTGTTACTGGACTTGAGTAGATAGAACTGGAAAGCTTCAGACAAGTCGTGGACGAGTTTCCATGCTCTGGGGGATTCATATGCTTCTCCTTGCTTGGCGAGATAATGTGCTAGTCCGATATAACCAACGCCAAGAGAACGGCGAGCAAGCGTGCTAATGCGTGCTGCATTCACAGGATAATCTTGATAATCAATTAGTTCCTCTAGACCACGGACTGCTAGGTCACAGAGGTTTTCTAATTCATCCAACTCCTTAATCTTACCTACATTGACAGCAGAAAGAATGCACAATGCAATCTCACCTTCACCATCAATGTGCTCAAGTGGAGTGGTAGGAAGTGTAATCTCCTGACAGAGATTAGACATATTCACCTTGTCCTTGAAAGAGGAGTGCTCATTGCAGTGGTCAATGTTCATGATATAAACACGACCAGTTTCTGCACGTTCTTTCAGGAGGTCAAGAAGAAGTTCTTGAGCACCGATAGTTTTCTTCGGAATAGATCCAACAGATTCATAATGTGTATAGAGATCATCAAAGTCAGGAGTCCCAAAAGAATCGTACAGACCTGGGACATCGTGAGGACTGAATAGTGTGATGTCTCCATTGTTAATGAATCTCTCATAGAAGAGTTTGGAGATTTGGATTGAGTAGTCAAGTTTTCTTACGCGATTGTCTTCTGTACCTTTGTTGTTCTTGAGAACAAGAATGTCCTCTATTTCTTGGTGCCAGATAGGAAAGTGGACAGTCGCTGACCCACCTCGGATCCCGTTTTGTGTGCAGCATCGGACAGTTGACTCAAACTTTTTGAGGAAGGGGACCACACCTGTGTGTTGAACCTCTCCGCCTCGGATCTTAGCGTTGATGCCACGGATTCTGCCCGCGTTGATACCGATGCCCGCCCTTTGTGCAACGTATCTGCCAATAGCCATATCGCTAGTAAAGATACTATTGAGGGAGTCATCAGAATCAACAAGCACACAGCTAGCGAATTGTCTAAGTGGAGTTCGCACTCCCGCCATGATAGGTGTGGGAATGTTGATTTTGTGCTTGCTGATTGCGTCGTAGTATCGTTTGACATATGAGAGACGATCTTCTGTATAGTCTTGGAAAAGAGTAAGAGCAATCATCATGTACATATATTGCGGAGTCTCATAGACTTCACCACTGCTTCTATCCTGCACGAGATACTTGTCAGCGACCTGACGTAGACCCGCATAAGTGAATAGCATGTCACGATCATGATCAATCCAAGTGTCAATCTTGTCCCACTCTTCCATAGAGTATTTACCCAAGATCGCATCGTCATATACACACCTTGAAACACATTCTGTTGCGTGTTCGTGGACCGTTGGGTGTCTCTTGACCCATTCAGATCCAAAGACCTGTTTACGCAGTCCAAAGAGCAGCAGGCGAGCAGCAACGAATTGATAGTTAGGGGTGTCCAGACTGATCAGATCACTCGCAGACCTCACCAGGATCTCCTGAATGTCCTTTGTTTCAATGCCATCAAAGAACTGCAGACCAGAGTTCATCTCCACCTGAGAGGCACTCACACCGCTCCCTAGACCCTCACATGCCTCTTCAACCATCTTGTGGATCTTATCAAGATTGAGGGGTTCCACAGACCCACTACGCTTCCGAACTTTGATACCGTGCCCGTTTGTCATACTTTCTTCCAGTCGTTAAATTTAAGAGTTGCTTCCAATCCACTGTAGACATTAGAGTCTACTACATCTTGAACGTTATGTCCAGCGAGAACCATATCATTGATATCTTTCTGCTGTATTTTTTTAGGCCAAATGACTACCTTATCTCCTCGGTCAATGACTTTGGAGATTCGGTTGACGATTTCTCGGTTACGTGGTTCATTATCAAAAATCCAAATATAATTGCTCCAACCAAACGTCCGAACATCAGCATCGGACCCAGCCATAGCAACCGAGTTTTCCAAGAAGGTTGAGTCAAATGGTCCCTCTACAATGTAAACAGGTTTATTTTCTTTTACCTTATCCAGTCCGAATATTTTGGGTTGTTCCTCGTCCAGCATGATCGTGATGTATCTGAGTTTTGCCTTAGGGGCTAGCGATCTGCCTTGGTATCCAAATAGGTTGCCTTCTTTGTCTCGGAATGGGATAATAATGCGAGCACTATCTTGCTTGAGATTGTCAAACATCTTCTTTTGTTCATTTGTCCAAGCCTTAAACTTAGGACAATAGTAGAAGTAATCTAGATCTTTGATGCCTCTCTGTTCAAGATATTCTCTCGCTGGGTGAGAAATATTTAGGTCAGAAATTTTCTCTAGACCTGTATCACGTTTAACAAATTTCGGTTCTTTAAATTCAAATTTAGGATTGGGTACAGTAGTTCCCTTGCCAGTCCTACCATCTTTGAATTTCTCCATGACATACTGATCATGGAGGTGTGTGTCTTGATCTTTTAAAAAATTAGAAAGTGTCCTGCCCATGCCACAGTTGTGACATTTAAACACGAAGTCATTCTTGATCTTAAAAAGATACCCCCTCGCCTTGTTCTTTCTCTTCTGAGAGTCACCACAGTAAGGACACCTGAAGTTGTACAGGTCTGCCTTCTTGCGACTAAAGAGAACAAGACGAGAGGATATTAGTTGTATATACTTGACATCAAGATAACTCACTAACAGGCATCGTCACTATATGCATAGTAGCAGAGGATACCTGGGGAGTCAAGACTTTGATCATAGGTGGGACCACTTGTAACACTGCCACAAGGGTGGTCAATACAGCAGTGACACCGACTACAAACTTTTGGTTAGCGTCTACCTTTTTCTGTATCCTATCAATTCTTTCATGAAGAATCTTATGGTTCTTCTCTTCCTGATCTTTCATATCCTCCATTAACTTGAGGATAAGTTGATCTGATTTTTCGCTATCATCTAAGCGATTTTCATGGCGTTCCAAAACAATAGCAATTTTGTTGCTATTGTCTGAGATGGTTGTTACCGCTCTCTCAAGTTTGTCAAGCATCTCTTTAGAGAGATCTTCATAAATGTTCAGTTTACTTTCTAAAACTGCTAATTTACCAAGACCGAATGCCATGATCAGACATTGCGAATAGCAAAGTCAAGAGCAGATTGATACGTAGAAGCATCCTTGTTCAGCATGTACTGGAACTGTTGCTTATGCGTGTCATCTAGCTGAGCATAACAAGCAGCAATACGCTTTGCTGAGAAATTGTCTAGACTTTGGGTTGAACCATCACCGAACTGAATCTTTGCGAATGATGCTTCACCTTGTGGGTTGAGTTCACTAGTTGCTACATCCAGTGCAACTTGAATTACATCTTGATTTTCCATAATGCTTTCACCGTTTTCAAATTCTACAGAGTTATTCATCTTAGAAAGTTTCTTCGTTTGTGAAGACGCTTTCTTTTTAAAGTCGGAAAGGCGTGCCTTCATCAGCACATCCATCTCCTTTGTCTTGGATTGCATCTTCTTCTTAGCTTCATCACGCTTTTTCTGAAGATCCTTTTGACGGTTCAGTTTTTTCATCTGACCGATCTGCTTCTGTGCTCTCTCAGTTTCGGAAGGAGCAGCTTCTGAAATAGTATTTTCTAATTCTTCTTTCATTTTTCTACGATTAATGCGAGACATGAGAGCACGGGCACCTTTGGTACGCCCGTCAACGGCATCTTGATTGCCTTTTTTATATTTACGATGCTGTCTGGGATTTACAAAAACAAAAGCAGGTGGCATTGATAATCCACCGCCGTCGCCTGCAACCATTTCTGAGATGCTATTCATATCAGATTCAATTCCTTCAGACATTGTTCGTTGATATCTTTATTTAGTGTTGGGGGAAGTCTGTCCAGAAATAAAAGGAATGATTTTAAAACTGGCCAGTAGTTTTGTTCAATCTTGAAGAAGAGGAGAGGCGTTGCTGCCTCCCCAAATACATTATACAACAGAATGATATGATTTAATATCAGATGTTGTTTCAATTCTCCCGAGGTTTCATACCTACGAAACAATCGTTTGATGTACTTAAACTTCTTCAGATCTTCCTCAAAGTCAGAATAGGTAACTGACTGTGCGTTATTATAATTTTTAATAGCAAAGAGGATCCAATTATCCTGGTTCAATTCATCAAATTTCATTTATCATGCAACAGTTAGGGTAGCAGCGGTAGAGACTACTTCAGCAGCACCAGTATCGGTGGTGAGTTTGACTCTGTACTGATATCCATTCTCGTCAAGAGTTCCAGCGGTAGTTGCAGGAGTTGTATATGAAGCAGAGTTTGCACCAGAGATGTTAGAGAATGAAGCACCACTGTCTGTGCTGAGTTGCCACTGATATGCAATGGTTCCAGAACCAGTTGTAACTGATGCAGTAACCGCGAAGGTTCCAGTTGCAGGTGCTGTTACAGATGCATCTGCAGGTTGTGCAGAAATAGTAACGATGTTCTGAACGTCTGCTGCAATTGCATCATCACTCTGAGTCTCATTGGCATTGAGATCTGCATTAGCAAGGGTTACCAGATGCTCTGCCTTGTGACGAGTCTTACCCGAACTATCTGTATATGTGAAATATGACCACCAACCAGGGGCATTAATTCCACGTGCTTTGTTTTCCGCTAGTGCTGCTTCCGTTTCGTCAACGAAAACAACAGTTTTTGCTTGAGACGACGCAGCGATACCTCTACCAGCTTTAGTGACGTTGGCTGCCGAGTCAGTTCTTCCGTATAGAGACATTGATACGCTCCAAGTTATACTGTGACTACGATTATTTATAAAGAAGGGGGACTTGCGTCCCCCAAATAGATTATTCTGCTGGTGCTTCTTCGCGGGATGCGATTGCTTTCTCAACCACTTCTAGTAGTTGATCATCCATGTCAGTCTTGGTCAGTTTAACTGCTTTCTTGAGAACAAGTAGGCAGATCTCAACTAGTTTTTCTCCTAGTTCTTCGTTGTCAGGAACTTTAGCAACGGCATCCTTGACGATCTTAGCGGCAAGGGGAAGTAGAAATGCAAGCATGATGTTAGAGCATAGTGCATGAATTATTTATTCTTGTTCTTATGCTTCCATGCTGTAGCGTATGCGATGGATTTCTCATCTTTTGTGAGTTTTCCATCTTTAGCGTATGATCTTTTAATATGTTTGATCATACGCTCATACTTTTTTCCCGCTGGTGCCTCCTCTTTGACACCCATAAGTTTGCCAGCACCGTCTTTAACTTGAGGCATAACCTCTACAGTCTGCTGCTTCTTTTTAGTCTTACGTTCCTTGTCTTTGCAACCGCACTCCTCACGGAGTTGTTTGAATGACTTCATTTTTTCTTAGACATTGCGATGATTTTAGATACCTTCTTGCGACGTGCTAGAAGATACTTGTCAGACTTATCATGATCACCATCGTTATCTACATCCTTGTCTTCTTTACCGACTGGATCTAGTTTCTTCTCAGAGATCTCTTTACCTTCTGGTTCAAATCCTGCCTTGACACAGTTATCAACAGTCTTACCACCTTTCTTCTTAGTGCCTGCTAGTTTATATCCTTTCCAGCAAGCTTTACCATCAAGACCTTTTGCCTTCTCAATGATGATTGTCTCACCATCAATCTCAATCTCTTCACGCTCAAGAACTGTCTCGCACTCACAAGGTTCTTTGCCACACTTTTCGCAGAGAGCAGACTCAGCAACAGACTTTTCTTTCTTTGCTTCTTTCTTTTTCTTAGTAGTATCTTCAATCTCAGCACCATGTGACTGAGGTTCCATACCAGCAAATGCCTCAGGAATGTTGCTACCTTGGAAGCAGTCGCCATCCATCCAATTTGTATACATCTCCATCAATGTTGATGAGTATGCATCATTATGTGCGACTTTATTAACAGGTCTCTGCTTATCCATTGTTTAAAAGTGAAGATCTTCTATGGTCTATTTATAGTGCGAATGTCTTTCACCCACTCACGGAACATCTTTCCGTCCTCTGTGACTACAATCGCGTAGTTTACACCAGTGCGATGGACGACACCCTTTTCCCCAGTTCTAGCAGACATAACAATGTCACCTTCACAGATAACATCATTCTGACGATGTGCCTGCCTTACTGCTTCTTCTCGTAACTTCCTAAAATCTTTCATTTAATACCCATGCCATCGCGGACTGCTTTCATGAGTTTCATCATGTCGGCATCATTTAATGTAGATGGAATCCCACTACGAAATGCGGCAACATTTGCCTCAGATGCAGCAGCTCTCATCTTACTAGCAGACATACCAGAAGCACCATCAGCATCTGGATCTCTTTCACCAGCAGAAACAACTTCCAGTTTCCTGTAAGTATATTCAACACCATTATATTTATTCAACAGTGTCTCATATTGAGGTACTCTATCAGAACCAGCGACAAGAGTCAAGTCAGCATAAGTTCCTTGATATGTCTGCAGCAATTTAATGATAGTGTTTACGTTTTTGTCGTAAATAATATGCTTTGCATGTGTAGAAAACATCTTCCTCATATACTCAACCTTTAAATCACAAGGTAGAGGATCTTTAGGTTTCTTGTGAGTATGAGTAGGGTAGATGAAATAGTCATCCTGACCAGCAATCTTTGCGACTGCATCAATCAGTTTTTGGTGTCCGATTGTTGGTGGGTTGAATCTACCCCACGCTACCACTACTCGTTTCATTTATCTCCTGCTACCCAGTCCTTAGATACATTGAAGTTTGCTACGCTGAATGACAAACGATCAACTAACTTCACTGCTGTACTGTCTTCTCTAATAGCAACGTATCCTTCAGGAGCAGTAATTTCATACCCATCTTCTGTTCTCAGATATGTTCTCAGTTGCTCTCCTCTCTCCAGTTTGCGAATGAAGAACAACTTTGCATTCTGCAGCGTAGTATATAGACCCACAGTTTTCATTAGTGCGTCTTCATTGTTTTCAATAAACTCCATGCCTTCATAAAGTTTCTTTAGTTTCGCTGCTTTTGTCTTTGGTTGCTTTACTTTATCAACCGCTTTCATTACCTCACCCTCAAAGTATGCTTTGAAGTCTTGTACGAACTTGGTTGCACTAGTTACTCGTCTTCCCTGACGCACATATGTGTTGAAATAGATCTTCAGTCTTGGACCTACGGTCAACTGATCTTTAGCAGCAATCTGTTCTGCAACTTCATCCAAGAAACTTGAGGATACTGTGACTAGTCTACTAGAAGCGATACGCATCCTCTGTAGAGTCGCAACCTCAGACTTCGTAAGCATGAGATCATTGCCCATCTCACCAGTTTCTGCACTCAAAACCAGGACATCACGACTCTTCCTGAGTTTGCTGACATCATACCCAAAGCGAGCATTCAGCGTCTCTACTGTTCTGCCTGTAGATTTTGTATGAAACACCAAGCCAAT